ATTGGATGAATTTAGGATCGATGTATGTGATAGATTGTGGTTTGTGGGTAAATGGATTTCGTTGGATTAGGATGTGATCGTATTTGTGAGGTGTCATATAAACTCATAGGGCACCTTATTTATACGGTCATGTAAACTCACACCAACCAGTAAGAATATATTTTGTTTGCGTTTTACTTACAAGACCTTGATGTCTATGTGTAAAAATAGCAGGCCAAAGATAAACATCTCCCTGTCTTGGTTTTAATTTTCTTTTTTGATTTGGAAAATATGTCTCTCCACCATCATTTACATCATTAAGATAAATCATCCATGCTAAAAATCTCAGAGGATAACTTCCACCACTATTTTCGCAGTGGAGTTTATGATATGCCTGACCGGGATTATATCTCTGCATGTTAAATTCGTCAGAGATTCTAAACCCATGATCACCAAGTTGATACTTTTCAATAAATTTATTGACTGAACGACGCAATATTCTTTGTGTGTGACCAGTCACGTAATTGCCTTGACTAAACGAAAAATCAACTTGAGTGCAATCTTTCATGGAAGGTATGACTTTTTTGTCAGCACCTATCACTCCAGAATGATGTTCGTTTTGATTATCTTCAAAGATCTCTATAATCCTTTCACAGATAGTCGAATCAAGTTTGGCATTATGTTGAAAAATAAAATCTTCTTTTTTGAAAAACATGACAGAAAAATAATGTATTATTAATTATGAAGGATAATATGCGATGAGAACGATACCGGATCCACCAGCACCACCACCGACTCCACCGCCTCCACCACCTCCGGTGTTTCCTGTTGCAGCAGTACCATATCCAGAGGTGCCACCTGCACCACCACCACCTGCTACAGGTGCAGGTCCGGGACCAGATGAAAATACACCACCGCCTCCACCACCGGCAAAGTAGAAATTACCATCTGCGGGTCCAGATGTTCCAAGAGGATTGCTTGGATCCCAGAATGTATTTGGTGCCTGGACACCAACACCACCAATTCCACCATTATTAGGACCAGCATTACCACCAGGTGATCCGGCACCACCGCCTCCACCACCACATCTTTGTCCAGGTGTGGTATCACCAGCACCACCAGGACAACCTTCACGAATTGTGTATGGATTTGGTAGAGGAATTGGGCTAGTAACTGGAGAGGGTGTTAATGGATTAAATCCAAATCCACGAGTTGTACCACTTTCTCCTGATCCACCACCACCTGAACCGCCAGGCGCACCAGCTGAAGGAGAAGTTGCACCACCTCCACCACCGCCACCATGAGCAGTAACAGTTGAAAATACTGAATTGCCTCCGGCATTTCCTCCTCCACTGGGACCCTTGGCACCACCACCAGCACCGACAGTAACTGTATATGGTCCAGGTGATACGGCAAGTAGTCCCGAACGAACACCACCGGCACCACCGCCACCTCCATCACCCTCGGTATCAGAACCTCCTGAACCACCACCAGCAACAACAAAGTATTCTACAGTTCCAGATCCACTGTTTACTACGAATGTAGATGAACCTGAGGTTGTATACTTATGAATTTTCCTACCGTTATATGTGTAATTAGAATCTCCACCAGTTGCTGAGAGTGTTTGATTATTGATTCTAGATCTGATAATTACAACACCATCACCACCGGCACCACCTGGGCAACCCTGAGGACTGGGGGCATCCATTCCATTTGCAGCACCTCCACCACCTCTTCCATCAAGTCCAGGAGCAGTGGTGTCAGAACCCCATGTTCCAGGCATCGATTTCGATACAGAAGTTCTATGATTTTCATAATATTTAAACTGTCTATTTTGAGTGCATCCGGGAATATCAGATTCGTTGTATGGGGCACTGTTTGAACCAGCATTTCCGCCACCACCCCATCCACCGGCACCGTGCATTTTTTGATTGGATCCAGGAACATTATCAGATGCTCCACCACCTCCACCAAAGTAAAGAAATTCCTGATCAGTATCACCAATTCCACCACCCAGAGGAGCAGGTTGGTTGCCACCTAATGCATTCTTAAATGCACTCGGAACAGCAGTTGGTAGGAAGAAATTATTAACTTTATATCCTATGGCACCACCATTTCTTTGTTGATTCGGAGAGAATCTGGTGTCACCACCGGCACCACCGCCTCCACCACCTCTTCCTTCTGAGGGTGCGGGATTGCTTTGGTAACCTACACCACCATGTCCATAGTCAAGTGATACTGTTGGAATGCCTTGAGGATTTGGTGATCTGTAGTGAGTGTTTCCACCAGCACCAGTGGTAGAACTACCACCTCCACCAGAACCACCAGGACCTCCTACTGTGTTGCCGTTACTTGGTCCTGGGCAACCGCCGCCGCCACCACCTAATGCAATATATCCTTCCGGGAATGGTGAATGTGGTGATGATCCAGGCATATTAAATGCACTAGGAGTACCATCATCTGCTGTTGTTGCAGCATTAAAGTCTGGAATATTAGGAGGACCAGTAAGACCACCTCGTCCAACAGTAACATTATAAGTTCCATTGGTAAGTGTGATTCCTTCACGGAATACTACTCCACCGGCTCCACCGCCACCAGCGGCACCAGATCGATCCTCAAACCCACCAGCACCACCGCCACCCACGACGAGGATATCAACAGTAACTGGTCCTCCAGAAACTGTTAAGTCTGAACCGTTAGGAAATGTAAAATAATTCCACTGAATACCAGGAGAATCAGGTACACTTTCTACTTTTGTTCCACCTGAGACTGAAAGTTCCCCTGGTGCTGCGGCAGCACCACCACCACCAGAACCAAAACCAAACTTAAGTCCAGTAAAGACTGGTTTTTCTTTCTTAAAAAACTCGTTGAAGATACTCATTTTAAATAACCCCTATCAAACGCCTACGCTGCCTTGGTTAAATCCACCATTCTTCGTAGCGTACACCTTATAACTCTTCAGGTCAGTATTTGTTCCACCGGTGTATTGAACGAAGAAGGAAACAAAGTCAATATCATTCTTTTCTGGAGATAGTGTTATAGTTGATGCAGCACCAGTTCCTCCACCAACAAATGCTCTAGTTGAAATACCTGCCTTGACAGATCCATCTTCAAATGCAGCAATATTACATGTAGCACCAATACCATTTGTTGCTACAGTATTGCCTGCTCCAGTTGCACCACCATGTGCAGATGATGCTTGAGTGAAGATAACGGTGACTGATTGTCCGTTTGCCACACCATTATCTGCTGGCATGTTCTTGAACGAAACAATACCAATATTCAATCCTCTTCCTGCACTACTTACAGCAGGAATTGTGTGAGTAAATGTGGTTGCCGCGGCCATGTCTAGTTCTAAGACTACATTACCGCTTCCATCTGTGTGAGTTGATGCTGCTGCAACAGTCTCTACAACACCTTTATGCTTAGTTGGTTCACTAAACTCAAAGCATCCAGTATCTCTCTGCCACAGAATTGTCTTATTATTATCTGCTTCCGTTGAACTTGCATAGATTTCAATACCTGCACCATCAGCAGTTGCATCGGTTGCTGCTGTGGTTGATGCAATACCTACAGTTTTATCCGCAATATCAAGAACGCTGGTATTAACAATCGTCTGAGTACCATCAACAGTTAAGTTGCCTGTAATTGTACAAGATCCGCTGACGTTAATATCGTTGGCAGTAATACCATCAACAGTAATGTCAGGAGTGCCAGTCAGTCCTGTAGCATTACCAGTAAGGTTGCCACTAAAACTACCAGCAGTTGCAACACCGGTGATGTTGATTCCACCAGCACCAGTAATACCCATACCGGTGAGAACCTGGGCACCATATGTTAATTCAGGAGCGCCACTCCCTGCTCTATTGACAAGTTTGTCTGCTCTTACTCTTGACATTACCCTATCATCTTTCTAGTTATTTATAGTTATCGGAGTTGGAGCACATCTAACACGAGGTCTGATCCATCAGCAATAATTAAATCAATACCATCATCACAACTTACGTCTTGGAAGTTAGTGTACGCAACATTAAACCCATCTACACTTTGGGATGCAGAGTCTGGTGCAGTAACTGTTGTTTCTGATGTAATATCTAATGTCTGATTGACAAAGAATATCTTACTTAATGGATTTGTAGTGGTATTACTGAGTGCAGTACCAAGACCAGATACACCTGTTAATGATGATCCTTCTCCAACAAACTTGGTTGCAGTGATAACACCAGCGGTGCCATCCATCGTAATGGCAATACCCACTTGCAGAGTTGCTTGTGGATCGGTGGTGCCAATACCGACCCTCTGATCTGCATTATCTACCTGTAATATAGCACCAGCAGTACCAATACCACTAGTAAAATCAGCAAGAGTTGTAGCTTGGGTGACTGCCATTATACCAAGTCGTTTCTAGTTATTTATTAGTCTTAGGCGTCGTATGCGATGATAACAATACCAGGTCCACCCATACCACCAGTTCTCTCTGCAGAAGTGTTGAGGTCTCCACCTCCACCTCCACCACCGGTTCCTCTCATACCGTTGATTTCTTGTAGATTGTATGGAGTGTCAGCGTCTTCACCACGACCACCGCCACCAACACCACCAGATGGATCGGAACCAGGATCACCGGCACCACCGCCACCGCCACCACCAAACCAACCCCAAGAAGAGCTTGGTCCTGG